ACGTTGTCTATTTTTGCTGTTGTACCTGCCGTTCTCGACACCACATACCAACCTACAGTATTTGTTGAAGTTAAGTACTCTGTATAAGTTCCTGCTGATGAATAATCCGAAGTAACTTCGTTGCCACAATTCATTCTTATAGAACCACTTTCTATAGAAACAATAGTAAACTGAACTCTATAAGTTTTACCAACTACAGTATTACCTTGACTTGCAAATCTATTTAATGGTGAGTTTGAAAAGTTTAAAGTGCCATCACTAATAGTAACACTTGCATCATTTAAACTCCAATCACTATCAGTAGCAAAATTACCATTAGTTACAAGCTCTGAACTTAACTCTTCAAAATCTCCATTCCGTACTAAATCACTACCTAAGTCTGTTACCGTTTCTATTAGTCCAAACTCATTAACTCTTGTAGCAAATGAACTACGAGTGAATGTAAAATCATTAGTTATGTTAGCGAAGTCTAATGCAAAAGAAGGTATTAAACCTACTAAGTTAGCGTATATTTTACCCCAAGAAATAGTGTTTGTTACAACTCCTATTCCCCAAGCTGTTTTTTCGTATATCTTACCCCAATTTATTATGTTACTCATATCTTAGTTTGTTAATTCTATTAATTCTGCTTCTGTTAATTGCTCATCGTAGTATCTAAAGTCTTTTACTCTACCTGCAAAGTTATCCACATCTCCATCTGTAAACCCTATGTGGGTATAAGAAGAAGAGTCTATAGCTCCTTGAGTTCTTGAAGACGCTAAAACACCATTTACATATATATCGTAACCCAAATCAGTAGATACTATTGCTATTTTAAGCATTCTACTATAAGTAGAATATTCTATCTTAAAGAAAGAACCACTTACTATAGATTCACCTATAAATTGACTAATAGTTATGCCGTCAGTTAATGTAGTCATTCTTATTGTATTATCATCATCTCCGTTGTTTATAGAAATCCTCGCATTTTCTTGAAGGTTGCCTTCCATATTCAATTCAGTATATAGAACAAATTTAGGTGATGTTAAATCTATATTCGAGTTATCTGTAACTATATCAACTGCTCTTGTGATAGCAGTCGCTTCTGTAGGAATATAAGATGACGCAAAAGTGTTCTTTTCTAACTGAGAACCCCAAGCATAAAATGTAGCTCCTAAAGGATTACCTACTTGCTCCATTCTTAACTGAAACCCTCTATCTGTAGCGTCTGCAACTTTTATGCCTGTTTCGTATCTTACCCACTCATCTGTTAATGTGAATGTATCTGTAGTGCCTGAACTACCCCCTGAATTGTTACTTAGTCTCATCTTAACAACTTCTCCACCTTGTTCCCCTTTTAACCAAATAGACAACACATAATCTTCTCCATTAACAACTGTAGTATTCTGAGTAAAAACTGCGTCTTGACCGTTATTAATATACTCTATTTTAGCACCACTTAAAGTGCCATCGGGAGATATAATATCATCTTCTGTGATAGTTAAGTTATTTGGAGCTAAAAACTTTAACCAATTTACTTGGTCGTTAAAGTTAGATTGAGAATATACACATTGATTTGTAGAAGTTCTTTCTAATAATAACTCAGGACAATTCCCATTAGTGTAGTCTAATCTTGGAATGTTAACAGCAACTTCTTCTACTAAACCATCTTTATTTATTCTTGTAGCAGTTGAGCTTCTTGTAAAAGCAAAGTCTCCATCTCCATTAGCAGGAAGTACAGAATATATTTTACTCGCCTTGTACGCACTTGGTATTAAAGCTAATTTTGGATTTATCATTATCTATCTTCTTTAAGTATTTTTTTAATTTAGTTACGTTAGACTCTTTAGTCTTATATTTACCAATATTCTTTTCCATTATATAAACCAACCACCTGTATAGTTAACATCTTTATCAGGGTACATATCTTCACTCTGATTGTCGTTATACTCAGGAAACTTATTAGAGTTATTACAGATATAATCCATAAATCTTCTAGTGTAGAACTCAGCAGTATCTTTAGCTTTTTGAACAATGTAGTCCATTTCTTCTTTACTTACCGTGTCAGAGTTTTCACTTCTATGCTTGAACATACCCCCATTAGAGATTTGAAACATACTATAAGGAAGGTAAGTAGCTTGCGTGTACCATATCAACATAGGCTTAATATACTCATCTAATAGATGCCTGTAATCTTCGTTAGCTACATCTCTAATAGTTCCTTTTACTATCTTTTCTTGCATAGCTTTATACAAACGACCACCTAAATAGTTTTGTATGTTTATATCTTGAGCTATCTCAATATATTGTAGTATCTTGTCGCTATCTACAGCTCCGTCTATAATAGACTTCTTCTTTAACTCTGCTACACTTATGAATAATGCTTTCATCTTATATTATTTACTTGTTGGGTATGCTCCTCTATCAGGCATATCTATTGGTCTTATTGGTGCTTCTTCAGGTGTATTAGGTTGAACGAAATCCTTCTTAGGTTCAACTTGCTTTCCACCTATTTTCTTGTATACTCTCATCTCCCAAGAGTGATGACAGTTCTTTCCTCCTTTAAATTTTAGTAAGCTATAATTTTGTCTGTTATGACCTAACTCTTTGTTCACACCTCTAAAAGACATCATATTAATATCTTCTTTTCTAAACACTACGTTGTTAGCAGTAAACGTTTCCATATGCTTACAAAACTTTCTACTCTTAGGATTGTTTCTAACAGGTGTATATGCATACCTAACCTTATATACACCATTATCTTCCTTTGAGTCTAACTTTGGATTAGCTTCGGCTAAATCAGCCATTTTAAAGTCCTTTTCTGCGTCTTTTACGATTTCAGAATGTACTAACTCCCAAGAGTCGTCAATCGTCTCTCCTAAGCCTTCTAATTGGCTTAACATAACATCTCCTTCATCATCAGAGAAATCACTTAGCTCTTGTTTATCAGAACTAAGTTTTTCTCCTGTTTCTTCCTCTCTCTTAACTTTAGTAGATATGTTATCTAATTCAGTAAACTCTATTGGCTGAAGAGTAGTAAAGTAAAGATTCATAACAACACCATTACATAAAAGTATTTCTTCTAATGCGTGAAGTATTTCATCTTGAAGAGGTCTGATAATTACGTTATCCATAAGTACAGATGCTGTTCTAAGCTCTTCTGCATTGTTACCGAAACCTGTGTTGTCTTTAATACCTAATAAGATAGGAGATACAATACCGTGTCCTAACATAATCTTCTCTCTAGCTTCATCAGACATAAACTGATATTGAGCGTGAGCATCAGGTAAATGTATAGGCTCTAAGTCTGCTTTAGTTTCTTGTGATTCGTTAAATGCAAGAATAAACTTACCTGCATTAGAACTTCCACTAAACTTATCGTATATCTTCTTTTCTATAATAGCTTGTGTTTCCTCAGAAGGAATGCCATTATTGAAGTTAACTAATAAAGACGGTTGAAGACCATTTTTGATATTGTTGATGTGATAGTTTGATACCTCTTGCTCTAAATCACAATATTGCAAACACCCATTATATGCAACAGGAGAGTAGTAATAAAAACCACTTCTATAAGGCTTTATAACGTAAAGCTCATTAAGTTCGTTTCTTTTTCCGTTCTTAAATGTAGGTATTCTTTTAGGCTTGTCAGAAGTCTTAATCTCACTCCACTTAGGGTGATAATAATACGCTTCAACAACACCCTTTTTATTAGCTTTCTCAGCTCTCAATGTTTCCATTGGAAAGTGAGTTACTTTAAGTATTTTAGTTTTAGTCTTATTGTAAGATAACTGAAGAACACCTTGACCTAACATATAGTAGTCATTGATAACTCTTTTTATTTGTCTTCCGTTAAATAAAGACTTCATAAGTAAGTAGTCTTTAGGTCTATCCATTCTATCAGTAGATTCTAAACCTCTACCAAATACCATATCAACAATACCGTTGATACATCTTGAGTTTGTAGGAGAACCTAAGTACTTGTCTATAAGACTCTGAAAGTAATTGTTGTCCTGTCCGTAAATAACCCAATCCTTATTATACTCTTCCTTAACTAAGGGAGCATCATAAGACGCTAAGTTAACTACTCTAAAATTCTGTTTATCTTTACTCATAATTTATATATTAACCAAATACATATCCTGTTCCTGACTCTGTATTTTCTGTATAATCTGACTGCGTATCCATTCTACCTTCAAACACTATTATATCTCTATATCTGCATTTATTTGAAGCACCAAGTAACTTTATTGAGAAAGTTGAATCATTGGTTATATCTTCACTATCTATAAAATCTGAAAAACCAAATTGAACATAACTTGCAAATAATTGAAACCCAACTTCGTATTCTTTTTTAGACTCTTGGTTTGTTAAAACTACCTTAGATATAGAACCATCTCTACCCGTAAAGTGTAGTATTCCATATCTATTAGTTATAGCGTCTGTGTAATTTAATATAGTCATACTAATATAACAATTTAGTTGTTTTTTATTTTATTTAAACGAAAAAGAGAGGGTTTCCCCTCTCTCTAACAAATTATAACAAAATTAATTAATCTAATTACGGATTAATAACAGAAGCGTTAATAGTGAATCCTGCTACGTCATCGATAATCGCAGAATCAACAAATAATGCAGGAGTAGTTTCCTTACCCTCAAAAGTAATGTTGTAACCGTTAAGGTCTCCCATTGCACCACCTGTAGAAGTAGATACAGAAAACTCAACACCATTTTGAGCGCCTGCTAATCTAAAGTTACCATTGTAATCTTCTATGATAACGTGAGGTCTTCCGTAAGAAAGTAATTTAAGTTCCTTTTGAGTAGCTTTATCTTGTTTCTTTAAAACAATGCTACCTGTTTGAGTCCAAAAAGAAGTACCGTTATCTCTTGAAGATTCGTTAGTCTCTTCGAAAGTATTGTTATCTCCTCTAAGTTCAAATTTAAATGTATCAACAGCAGATGCCAAAGCAGTAATCTCTTCGTCAGTGCCTAATGTTAATCCATCGAACATATCAGCTGTGTAGTTAGCGA